TTGCTGCCTTCCTTTTTTGGGAACACGCGATAGACGCGGCACGGCTCCAGGCCGTTGAACTCGCAGATCCACTGGATCAGGGTTGAGTTCAGCGTGTCGGACAGCAGGTCAGCATGCGCCTTGACCAAATCCTCGCGCACGTCTTGTCGCTCTTTGCTGGCTGCAGCCAGGGCACCACCACTTTTCGTGCGCGGCTCGGTACCGAGGATGACTTCAGCGATCCAGTCATCCATGTATTCCACCAGCGCCTGCTGGGTCGTGATGCTGCCGCTAAGCTTGCTTTCGAGCAGCTCGATCATCGTGCCTTCCGGCGTCATCACCACGCCGTCGCTACTGAACGCGCGCAGGGCATCGAACAGCGTCGCCTTCTCTCGCGGAGTAGCGTTGCGTGGATACTTGCCCCACGGTGTAGGGGTGCCAAATCGGTCGTTCAGCTTGTTCCATGCAACGATGCCCGCGCGCTTGAAATACACCGGCCAGAACAGCTGCAGCCCCAGGCCCGTGCCGTAGGGGTTGTCGTCTTCCGGGTTGATCCGATGCACGATGAACTTGCGCTCTGGCAGCTCGATACCGGTCAGCATGGATTCTCGGGTCAGCATCCGCAGCTCGGGCGCTTGCTGATCATCAGCCTGCACATACTTGAACCGGCGACTCGCCCGCTTCTTGATGGCTGCGGGGGCGATCCTGCCGTCCTGCACGGTCCATACCACCTCGCCGACTGCCGGGCTGGCAATGATGCCGTCCAGCAGCGCCAGGGTGATCTGGTCGAAGTTGATCCGCTCGAGCATGTCGGCCACCACTTCGGCGTCGGCTTCCCCTTTGGGCGTGTCCTTGATCGGATCCACCTGGTAGGGGCGTGCCACCATGGCCAGCCAGAGCTTTTGCAGACACGCAAAGACCTTTCCGTCCCGCTTCAGGTCGCGGTAAATCTGGTTGTTTCCCTGGCCGCGTTCGAGCAGCAGCGGGTCATTGGTCTGGATGACGCCCATGTAGAGCGTCTCAAACGGATCGCGCGCGCGCGTGGCGACTTCGCTATCCAGAGGAGGCGTGGCGGGCGTTTTATCGCCCTTGCGTGGCTTAGCCATTGAGGAATCCCGCAGTGTCGTTGATGTAGCGATTGCCCGCGCCATCGCTCATGTATTCGATGGGCGCACTTGGATTGGATGCGGCATGGATGGCCAGCGCCACGGCCCAGAACCGGTCGGCGTGGCCGTCTGGCGTGCTCTCCGCGACAAAGCGGATGTTGCCGGCCGTGGTGGTCACCTTCTGCACCTTGCGCAAGTCGGCGCGGATCTGCGGATCGTCAGGGATACGGATTGCCCGGTCTTCCATTTTTCCTTTCAGCGGGTAGGCCAACGCCTCCTTGACCTGCGCCGTAAAGGTCACCGCCTCAACCCGATGCTCGCCAAACTTGTCCTGCGCGTCATCAGCCCAGCCGATGCCCAGGCCGGTGGCGTCAATGCAGATGCGGTCGGCGATCTCGAACCATGGGTACAAGATGGCCTCCTGCGCACTCTTGCGCATGCGCTCCATCGAGATCACCGCGCGGGTGTAGAGCACATCGCCGAGCAGCTCGAGCACCCACAGCACGGTCAGATCCTTCTTTCGGCCGATATCGACGCCACAGAACACCTGGCCAGAAAAGCGATCGCCAGGCGCCTTCTCCCACGGCATGTCGGCCAAGTACTCACAACCGGTGATCAGCTCATACTCGATGAACTTGCTGTCGTCGTCAGCCGGAATGCACATGTATTCCTGGTCGAACGATTCAGCGTCGGCCGCGCCGGCCTTCACGAAGTCGAAGTACTCCGCCTCGGTCATGTCCTGCTGCTCGGCGTCGGCCGGCAGGGCCTGCTGCAGCTTGTAGAGAAAGCCCTGGTCGAGCGCATCCTGCAACGTCACTCGGTGCAGGCTGATCTTTTTCGGATTGCCCTTTTCGCGGATCTCGCGCACCAGGCCGTTGAAGAACGAGTTGCTGCCCCGGTGGGTGCTCACCAACTCCATGTTGCCGCCCCACGTGATACCGGGGTATGCAATCGCCCACATCTTGCGCTGGTCACGGTGCAGCGCGAACTCGTCGAGGATGCGGCTGCCGCGCTTGCCGGCCTGGGCGTCAGGGTTGCTGCTCATGCTGTGGATGCGCCGGCCGCTGGCAAACTGCAGCACATACGCGCTGAGCTTCTTGTCCGCATCCACCACCACTTCGCCCAGATCCTTGGCGGCCATGTGCATGATGCCGGACCACAGCTTGCAGTCTTCAATGAACAGCCGCGCCTGGATGTCATCGCGGCTACTCACCCACTCATCGTGCCGTGCACCCTGAGCGGCAGCGCGCTCCGCAGCGCCATAGGCCGTCGACCAGCTGATACCGATCTGGCGCGACTTCTCCATCAGCTTTAGACGCGACTGATCCTGTATCCATCGCGACTGGAACGGCAAAAAGATCGCGTCTGGATTTGCGGGAACATTGCGCGCGCGGCCCTTGGGTTTCATCACACCACCTTGAACGTCACCGTGAAGTCGGCCAGATCGAATGCCCCCAGCAGCCACATGATCATCACCATGTAGCCGATCGTGGTCGCGAAGAGGCGAATGGCGGTGGTAATCACACGATCCCCAACGCTTCGCGAATCGCGAGCTTTGTCTCTTCGGTAACGCCGCCCTTGCTGCCCATGGCGTCGAGCTTCGCCTTCTGCTCTTCCAGCAGCTTCTCGCGTGCAGCCTTGGCCACTGCCTGGCGCTCGCGCAGGTTCAGTGATCGCGCCTCTTGCGCGGCTTTGGCTGCGCGCGCCAGGTCGAGCACATCACCAATCTCCATCGCTACGCCGGACTGGATCTTCGACAGCGCGGTCTTGCTGGCCAGCGTCGTGACCGCCTGGGCCAGCAACGCACCGCTCTTGGCGTCGAACTCCTCGCCCAGCTCGGCCACCAGCGCTTCGGCCGCCGCGGCCATCTCGCGCTCGTGAGCGACGATCTCGGAAATATTCTGGCTGTACCGATGCACCGCGCTGCGGCTGGGCAGCTCATCGGCGCTTGGGAAGGCGCAGCGCAGATCGTCGATCAACTCATCCAGCGTCAGGCGGTTCTCGCGAAGCCGCTTCTGAATGTGCGTGCGCACCTCGGCGGGCAGCTTGTCGATGCTGCTCTTGCGGCCCATCGTCACGCCCTCGGTCGGGCAATGCCGTCGACCTTGGCGCGGCCCTCGGCCACGTCCTGCCCACGCTCATCCAGCGTTGCCACCAGCACCGAACCGGCTTCCTCGAGCTGCACCAGGCCTTGCTCGGCCAGCCAGCGCAACTCCGTCTTCACCTGGTCGCGGGTCACGCTGTGCCCAAACTGATGCAGCACATTGGCGATGACCGAACTGTTGGCGCGATAGCTGGGCATTTCGGTCAGCACGCGCAGCATCACCAGCCGGACATCCTTGCGCAGGTAATCAGAAAATGACATATCAGCCTCACTTGTGCTGCAGCAGGTAATCGTTGATCCGTTCGAGCTGGCGGATGACGGGCTGCATCGTGTCGGCTACCCCCTCCATCTTTGCGTCCAGGCGCTCCAGCCGGCCCATCAGCTCGTTCAGCTGATTGTGGTTTGGTACCTGACGCATCTCTGCCTCAAGCGTGGTGATCCGCGTACGCAGCTCCAGCATCTCCTTTGCGCTCGCCGATTGCCGACCGATCAACCACGAGTAGATGCCGATCACGCCGATCACCACCCACTGCATGGTCCCAAAGCCGAAATTGAGTTGTTCAATATTCATTGCAGATCACCCAGCGGCACTTCGTAGTAGGAAAACGGGCCATGCACCTTGCGCAGCACCCCCATTGGCACCCCGTGCCCGGTGCGGCGCTTGATCACCAGCGTGCGCACGCCATCGGCCGCCAGCTCGCGCGCAATCGCACGCATGTCCGCACGGCCCAGCCGCCCCATTGCGGCCATGATCTCCACCTCGGCCGTATCGGTGCGCGCCAGCGTCGCCACCGCCTTAGGCTCGTCACCCGCTTCGAATGACATTCCCTGCGCATACACCCGCACCACGCTTGTCAAGTGCTCGATGTGGATCACGGCTGCGCCCCCTCATTGCGGTCGATCAGCGCGATGACTTGCGCTTCAAGGCCTCGGCATCGGGCGCCGTAGTCGGTAACGTGGGCAAGGATGTCGGCCGGGGTGATGTCGGCATCCAGAAGTACCCCGGCGTCAGCGGCAGGGGCGGCGCCGGCTTGCGTGCCAACGCCGCCTCCAGCGGTATCCGCAGGGGCGCCGGGCATATCAAGGCCGGCGCCGATGGCCGCGTTGTAGTCGCGCAGCCAGCCGCGAGTAAAGATGCAGCGAGGCAAAGGCTCGGGCCCCATACCCGACGCCCGCTGATATTGCGTGGAAACATGCTGGATTCTCCGGTGCAAGGTTGCGCGATCGCGCTCGAACTCGGCCTGCTGCGTCAGCAATGCCGCGGCCAGGGCATTGCCGCGCTGTGTCTCGGCAAGCAGCGCCTTGCGCGACGTGTCCAGCGCCTGCGCGTAGTGCGTCGCAGCCAACTCACGCTCTTTGCTGCGCTCGCCTTCAATGCGCTTGATCTCGGCCTCGCCCAGCGCAGTGGCGTACTCGTAGCCCGCCACAGCCGACCCAATGGCCACCAGCAACACCAAGGCGCCATACACCCAGCCAAACACCTTGCGCTTTGCAGCATCGGCAATCATGCCCAGCCCTCCGCGCGTTGCTTGTAGCGCTGATACAGCACCACCGCACCCACCACGATCGCCACCGCCGCCACCACCAGCAGTGGGTCAATGCTCATGCTCCAGGCCACCGACCGAACATCGTCAGACACCGCACTGGCTGCGGCCAACCCGCCCGTTGCAATCGATACCGCACCGGACTGCGCAATCGGGCTGGCATGCAAGCGGGTCTCGGGGTCTGCCTCCGGCGTCGCGGGGGCCTCACGGTAATCTTCATCACGGGGCTCGCCTGCCAATTCTCCGCGCAGGCTGGATGCGGGCCGCAGATTCTGCGAGTACAACTCATCGGGCGTCATATACAGCGCCGCTTCCCGCTGACGCCGAGCCACCAGGCCGCGCACCACCTGGCCGCCCGCTTTGTTCCATAGCGCAAAGGCCCGCCCGGCAGACTCGAAGTCCAC